ACACTCCCCTCAATACCCCCACATACGGACAAGAGGCCCTCTGCGAACCACCGCAGGGGGTCTTTCCGTATCTCAAAGGGATCAACTCCATGAAAACATTCAGCTTTCCTTCGGGCCGCGCATGGCTCACCGTCAAGTCCTCCCGCCCAGACCCAGCGAGCCGTTTCGAGATCACCGTCTCGGACGGCGCTTTCATTGGTGCCGAGGGCCTGATCGAAGCCGGCAAGTTCCTGATCGCCGCTGGCAAGGAAGCCATCAAGGAGGGCAGCGCCCCCGACCTGGCCGAGACCATCGCCCCGGACGCAAGCGGCAACGCCAACGCCTCCTTCTCCGACGTGATCGTCACCGAGAACAACGGGCTCGATGCCTGATGACAGATATGGTCCCCCTCCTGTTCGACCTCGCGGACCTCGAAGTCGGACGGACGTACAAGTGCGTGGTGGACCGTGAACGCGGCCTCGCCCTCGAACCAACCGAGCGGCGGGGTCGCCCACGATCAATCACCGGCCATAAGGTCATCGCCGCGCGGGCCCTCGGTAAGACCGGGATGAGCCTCCGCGAAATCGCCAAGGCGCTCAACGAGAGCGTCGGCGCAGTCAGAACAGCACTGGGGAGGCCCCGCTAATGTACGCCATCCCGCCACCGAAAGCCGCACAGCCGGTGATCGCCGCAGAAGACGACTTCGTCATCCAACCCGCCGAGGCCTACCAGATCGCCCGCAAGGTCGAGGACCTCTGCGTCGATGCGCGGACGATCACAAAGCGTCCCCGCGAGATCGACATCGCCATCACCCACCTCGAAACCGCAGCCATGTGGCTCAACAAAGCGCACTACGCCGCTAAGAAGGAGAAGTGATTTGTCAGTAGACGTATCAAACCTCCGCCGCCCGCACGTCTCGCGGCTGGCCTTCACCATCCTCGACGCAGTCAAGAACGAGGAGCTTGACTACTTCATCGCCGCTGTCGGCCTCGTCCTCGAAGCTGTGTGCGAAGAGAAGAAGCTGTCCCGCTCCGAGATCATGACCGCCGTGGGCAACATGCTCCGCACCGAGGGTCTCTCTGATGACAACTACGTCGAGGCCCTCCGCACGTACATTCGCGAGGAAATCTCCAAGTGAAAGTGCTGCCGCCCCTGGACCTGCGCTCAGACTACGGCGGCGATGAAGACAACCCACTCCCCGAAGAAGACGAGCCCGAAGAAGACGAGCCCGAAGATCAACCCGAAGACCACCTAAGGATGGCCGCCTGATGCCCAACACCCGCAAAGTGATCCGCCTGCTGAAGGCTGGTCGTACCCCTTACGAAATCTCGACGCACCTCCTCGCTCTCGCTGAGGCAGAAGGGTGCGACCTCACTCACACTTTCCGCAAATACGAGGCCTAACACATGGCAGACCAACTGCTCCAAGCTCGCGGCATCGCCCGCTACCCGTGGCTCAACAAGCCTGACACCAAGTTCGACGCCGCTGGCAAGTTCAAGGTCGATCTCGAAATCACCGCCGAGGCCGCAGCCGAACTGCTGCCTACCCTCGAAGCTCTCCGCGACCAAGCCAAGGCCGACTTCCAGAAGTCCGCCAAGGGCAAGAAGGCGAAGGACGCCGACCTGCCGCTGTTCCCTCAGACGGACAGCGAAGGCGAAGAGACCGGCAACTACATCCTCCGCGTGGGCATGAAGGCATCCGGCGTCTCCCAGAAGACGGGCAAGGCGTGGAACCGCAGCGTCCCGATCTTCGACGCCAAGGGCCGCCCGGCGAACCCGCAAATCTTCGGCGGCTCTGAGCTGATCGTCTCCTTCAAAGCCCAGGGCTGGAAGAACCCGAAGGGCGAGTGCGGCGCCACCTGCTACCTCGAAGGCGTTCAGGTCATCAAGCTGGCAACTGGCGGCGGCGGCCGCGATGCATCCGGCCTCGGCTTCAAGGCCCAGGAAGGCTACTCGGCCGAGGACGACGAAGTCACCAACGACGCCGACCTCGAAGACGCTGGCGGCGAGGAAGGCGGCTACGACTTTGAGTAAGCGGCTGACCTCACACGAGGTCGGCCTGAAGTACGGTTTCAGATCGGGGCTGGAGGAGAACCTCCAGTCCCAACTGCGCTCCAATGGGGTCCCGGTGGTGTACGAGCAACTCGTCGTCCCGTGGACCCTGTTCCGCAAGTGTACCTACCGGCCCGACTTCGTCCTCCCCAACGGGATCATCATCGAAGGCAAGGGGCGCTTCCTCACGAGCGACAGGCAGAAGCACCTGTACATCAAGGAGCAGGAGCCCGACCTCGAAATCCGCTTCGTCTTCAGCCGCTCCGGTGAGCGCATCTCGAAGACCTCCTCGACCACCTACGCCGGCTGGTGCCAGGCCAAGGGTTTCCAGTACGCCGACAAGCAGATCGACACCCGCTGGCTCCGCGAACCAGTCAACAAGAAATCCCTCGCCCGCATCCGCGAGCTGATGGCAGCCAACAAGAAGGGCCCCGCATGTCCATTCTGAAAGACCTAGGCATCATCGCCGGTATCTCAGTGACCGTCCTCGTCGCCTTCTGGTTAGCCATCGGCCTTACCGAGAGGTCCGCGTACAGGCGGGGCCAGGCCGACGTCCGTCTAGAGTGGCAGGCCGCAGAGGCAGCCCGCACCAAGTCGGAGCTGGAGCGCCTCGCCGAGATCACTGCCGACAACTCAGCGGTCCTCGCAGCGGGCATCGAGCAGTCCGCCGAGGCTGACCGCCTACTCGCCGCGCATTTCGCATCCACCTACCGCACCTTGGAGAACCTCCTTGCACAGCCCATTGAAGTCGGCGTTGATTGCCGCCGCAGCTATGACGCTGTCCGCCTGTATCAGCAGGCCGCAGCCGGCTCCTCTCGTGATCGAGGTGGAGAAGCAACTGACCCCTCCGCCAGCTCTGGCGATGGAACCCTGCCCACCCCTTGAAATCCCTGAGGTCACTCAGGAGGCCTGGGATGCCCTCACGCCGACCGAGCAGGCCGCGCTGGAGGACAGCTGGGCCCTCTCCTGGGCCGCCGAATACGTGCGGTGCCAGGCCCGCCACGACTCCCTCATCAACCACCGAAAGGAACTCGGCCAATGACCAATCGCCGCTATACGAAGATCATCGTCCACTGTTCCGACACCCCGGCCTCGGCCGACGTGGGCGTCAAGGAAATCCGCCAGTGGCATACCCTCCCGCCGCCGCGTGGCCGTGGCTGGAAGGACATCGGGTACAACTACGTGATCCGCCGCAACGGTACCGTTGAGCTGGGCCGCGACACTGACCGCGATGGCTCGACCCTCGACGAGATCGGCGCCCACGCAGCCGGCCACAACGCAACCTCCGTAGGCGTCTGCCTCGTGGGGGGCAAGGGTGGCTTCAACTTCACCTTCAAGCAGCTCACGGCCCTCATGCAGTTGATCGAGGACCTCCGCGAGGAAGTCCCGACGATTGAGGAAGTGATCGGCCACTGCGACGTGGACAGCGGCAAGACCTGCCCCAACTTCGACGTTCGGGAGTTCCTCAAGGGGATCAAGTAATGGGCACCTTCCTCCGCCACGAGCCCTGCCCGAACTGTGGATCGAAGGACAACCTCGCCCGCTACGCAGACGGCTCAGCCACCTGCTTCGGCTGTAAGCACTACGAGAAGCCCTCTGGATCGAAAGGTTCAGGGGGCTCTTCTTCATCAACCAAGGAACCACCCATGACAGACCTCGTCGCAGGCGGGCAGTACACCGACCTGCCATCCAGAGGCCTCCGTGAGGCCACCCTACGCAAGCTGGGATACAAGCTGGCTGACGTGAATGGAGAGCCCGTCCAGATCGCCGAGTACCGCAGCCGCAAGGGCGAGGTCGTCGGTCAGAAGATACGCAAGGCCGGCAAGAAGTTCGCTTGGCGTGGTGCCAAGGGCGGCACCCTCTTCGGCCAGCATGCGTGGGGCGCAGGCTCCCGCCGCGTGGTCGTCACAGAGGGAGAGATCGACGCGCTCACAGTGGCCCAGGTCCTCGACCTCAAGTGGCCTGTGGTCTCCGTCCCGGACGGCGCAACCAGCCTCAAGGCTATCGAGCAGAACTCCGACTGGCTTGAGACCTTCGAGGAAGTCGTCTTCATGTTCGACGGCGACGAGCCCGGCCGCCAAGGTGCCCGCGAGTGCGCTGCCCTACTGTCCCCCGGCAAGGCCAAGATAGCCCACATGCCGGACGGCGAGGACCCCAACTCCCTCCTCCAGAAGGGCCTCACCGCGCAGATCACCAGCGCGATCTACGAAGCCAAGCCATACCGCCCAGACGGCGTGGCCACCCTCTCCGCCCTCCTCGACGAAGCCGTCAAGCCTGTCGAGTGGGGCCTCACGCTCCCCAAGTGCATGTCCAAGGTCTACGAGTGGTCCTACGGGCCGAAGCCTGGGCAGGTGTGGGTGGGCGGCGCAGGCGTAGGCATCGGCAAGACTGACATCTTCACCGAGCTGGAAGCCCACGACCTGATCGAGGGCCGCGCCATCGCAGTCCTCCACGCAGAGCAGCCACCGCCGGAGACCCCCAAGAGGATCGCCGCGAAGATGGCAGGCAAGCCCTTCTTCCTGCCCGACTGCGAGTACACTGAAGAGGAACTCCGGGGCGTCCTCGACGGCCTCGAAGACAAGCTCTTCATCTACGATCACCGCGTCCTCGAAGTGAACTGGGACGAGGTGAAGAACTGGGTCCGCTGGGTCGTCAAGGCCTACGGCGTGAAGGTGGCGTACATCGACAACCTCACGCTCCTCACCGCAGACGCTGAGGACGAGCGCCGCTTCCTCGACTTCCTCATGAAGGACGCGAAGCTCCTCGCCTCGCAGCTGGGCATCACGATCCACTTCCTGTCCCACCTCACGACCCCCAGCAACGGCGCGGGGCACGAGGAGGGCGGCAAGGTCGAGGCCAAGCAGTTCACCGGCAGCCGCGCCATCATGCGCTACGCCGACTACATGTGGGGCCTGGAGCGCAACACCCAGCACGACGACGAGCGCGTCCGTGGCACCTCCACATTCCGTGTACTGAAGGACCGCGCCTCTGGCCGCTCCACCGGCCGCACGTTCTACCTCTACTACGACCCGCTGACCACCCTTCAAGAGGAGTGTGCAGCTCCTCCAACTGAGAAGGAAGGAAGCAAGTATGGCTTCAAAGAAGAAGAAGGATACTCCTTCGCCTGAGAGGGTCATGTGGTTCGACTTGGAGACCAATGGCCTCCTCGACAGCGTCACGACAGTCCACTCCCTCGTCATCCAAGAGGGGGACACGATCTACTCCTACTGCGACTTCACCCCGGTAGGCTCACGAAAGTCCCCTGAGGACTGCACCGGGATCGCAGATGGCATCCGCCACCTGATGCAGGCG